CCGCCCGCCTCCTCGACCGCCCCCTCTCGCCCGTCCTCTCCGAGGTCGTCCTCGACAACTCCAACGGCGCCTACACCGACCTCACCGCCTCCGTCATCACCAAAGGCGCCCAAGCCCAAATCTCCCCCGGCTACCTAACGTCCGTTGGCAACGAAAGCTCCTACGGCCCCGGCTACCACATCGACGGCCTGGAGCACTCCTACGAAAACGCCCCCAGGTCCGCCGCAGGCGGGGGACGCGCCACCCTCCGCCTTATCCTGGGCTCCCAGTTCACCCACTTCGCCCGCCACCGCTTCCCCCGCGCCGTCGTCTTCGCCGAGGGCGCCAAGAACATCTTCAGCCAGATCGCCTACATCACCGCCCGCGTCGGCTACCAGTGCTCCGCCGTCAGCGGCAGCCCAGCCCTCAGCAGCCTCTACCCGCCCCTAGTCCTCACCCCCGGCACCTCCGCCCTCACCGCCATCCGCCGCGCCCTCGAACGGGTCGAAGACACCGCCTTCGCCCGCGGCGAGTTCTTCTACTTCATCCAACCCCTCGCCGCCGACACCGCGGACGCCACCTACGACCGCGACAACCCCGCCGCCGACCAGCGCATCGAGGCCGCCACCTACGGCGACCACCTCAAGGACGCCAACCACATCCAGGTCTTCGCCGAGGACGACGCCTCTATCGTCGCCGACGACCTGGACTACGCCGAGATCGACCTTCTCTACGCCGCCCCGCTCCAGCGTCACGACCCCTTCCTCGACACCGGCGCCGAGGCCCTCGCCCGCGCCGCCGCCGAGCAGCGGCGCCAGGTCATCCAGACCACCCGCAACGACACCATCGTCGCCCCCGTCCATTGCGGCCTGGAGGTCAACGACGTCATCGCCGTCACCGACGCCCGCCACGGCCTCACCGCAGCCAAAAGGCGCGTCCTCACCCTCGAACTCGCCTACCAGCGGGGCGGCAAGCCCCGCTACCACCACACCATCAGCCTAGGTGCCCCATGACGCAAAGGTTCGACGACGACCCCGCCGCTATCCCTGGCTCGCTCATGATCCGCAAGGCCATCGTCCGCGCCTACGATCCCGCCACCCACAAGGCCGACCTCCAGATCGTCGGCTCCCACCCCACGCTCGCGCCTGGCCTCCGCGTCGCCACCAACATCCCCGCCGCCGACGTCGTGCCCGGCCGCCAGGCCACCGTCCTCTTCCTTGACCCAGCCAACCCCGACGACGCCGTGATCGTCGCCGTCCAGGGCGCGCTGCCGTCCACAGGCCAACTCCTCCAAGCCACCGCCACCGCCGACCTCACACTCACCACCAGCGCCCAGTCCATCACCGGCGACGGCGACGCCGGCAAGGTCCGCCTCCTCCTTCCCACGCCCGGCGACTGGAGCGTCGCCGCCACCTGCGACTTCGAGAACACCGTTGACGACCCGGCGTTTCTAAGGGGCGAGCTGTTCGTCAACGACTCCGGCACCCCGGAGACGGCGCTAGCCACCTATCGCCTCGCCCCCGCCAGCCGCGCCACCATCGGCCAGCGCTGGAAGATCACCACCACCGCCGCCGACACCCCCGTCGAGCTCAAGGCCCGCAAGACCGGCGCCGGCACAGCCGTCTGCCGCGCCACCCACACCCGCCTATCCGCCTCCGGCGTCAAGCGCGCCACCGGCGGCGGCGGCGTCACCGACCACGGGGCCCTCACCGGCCTGGGCGCCGACGACCACACCCAGTACCTCCTGCTCGCGGGCCGCGCTGGTGGCCAGGCCGCTAAGGGCGGTATCGCCGCCAGCCAGAACCTCACCCTGGAGTCCACCGCCCACGCCACCAAGGGCGAGGTCCAGGTCGTCGACGGCTCCGTCTTCGCCATGCGCAAGAACTACGGCAACTACATCGGCCAGGGCGGCGGCACCCCCGACGTCATGCTCTACGTCAAGAACCAGCTCACCGCTGAGTCCGTATCCACGCACAAGAGCGGCCTTCTCATCGCCCCCTTCTGGGCCCCCTCGGCCGACGCCAGGCAACTCATCGGCCTCGGCGGCGCCGTCATCATCGACAACACCGGCCGCACCGGCACCTACGGCTTCGGCCTAAACTTTCCCACCGCCGTTTGGGGAGGGTCCTTCACACAACTCATCGGTGCCCTGGTCGCCCCGCAGAAGCTCATCGCCGGAGTCGCCACCACCATCACCGACTTCGAAGGCGTCCGCGTCGAACCCACCATCTACTCCGCCGCCACCATCACCCGCTACGCCTCCTTCCGCAGCAACGCCGCTGGCAACTCCGGCATGGCGACCGCCATCGGCCTCAAGGTCGACGACATCACCCTCGGCACCAACAAGTACCTCATTGAGGTCGGCCCCACGACGCCCAACCTCCGCGTGGAGGCCACCACGCCCGCCTCCGGCACCGGCGACTACGAGGACAGCCGCGTCCTCATCGCCTTCCGCAACAGTGGCGGCGTCGTCACCCTCCGCCGCCTCCACACCCTGCCGTACAGCTCCCTCACCGCCGCCATGAAAGTCGTCGTCGCTATCTAACGGGAAAGGGGATCCCCATGCCCATAACCACCGCCGAGGTCACAGCCCTCAGCCACCGCCTGGCCCTCATCGAGGCCATCCTCCCCCTCATCCAGCGCCTAACCGAGCCCCTGCTTACCGAGGGCGTCCTGGAGGCCACACCACCCGACAACCTCGCCCTCACCCACGAGGCCATCGGCCTCCTGGCCGCCACCGCCACGGCCACCCGCGCCAAGGCCGCCACACCCGCCACGGCCTCCACCCTCACCCGCGCCGACGTCGGGGCCGTCTACTTCCAGACCCAGCAGCTCGCCGCCCTCCTCGGCCAGACCACCCGCAAGACGGCGGCCCTGCTCGCCGCCACCATCGAGGGAGTCGCCATCCCCAAGACCATGAAGGACGCCTGGGCGGCTGGCCTCGACACCGACCTCTCCGCCCTCGACGCCGCCCTCGCCGCGCTACCGGGGGACAAGTGATCGCCGTCTACATCGTCGCCCAGGCCTGGGGCGCTGCCATCCTCGTCACCGCAGGCGAGCTATGGGTCCTCGGCTGCGCCTACGGCCTCAGGAGCGCCCTCACCACCGCCGCCCTCCTCAGCGGCCACCACACCACGCAAGCTCCACCATCCCCCACTTCTCCCCACGCACCCGCAGCCTGGTCCTCCTTTGCAACTCTACCCCGACCGACGGTATGCTGGCCCCGTGACAACTGACGCGCCCGCGTTCGCCTGGCCGCTCCCCGGCCACACCGCCATCAGCGGCCGCTTCTCCGACCCCCGCTCCTACGGACCCCACAACGCCATCGACGTGCCCGCCCCGTCGGGCACCCCCTATCGGGCCCTCGCCGCCGGCCGCGTCGCCTTCGCTGGCCGCTTCGGCTCCTGCGGCCTCACCGTCCAGGTCGACCACGCCAACGGCTGGCGCTCCCACGTCTGCCACCTCAGCGCCTTCCACGTCACCGCCGGCCACAACGTCGCACAGGGCCAGTTCATCGGCGACGTCGGTTCCACCGGCGACTCCACCGGCCCCCACGCCCACATCAACCTCTTCGCCCCCACCGAGCGCCCCGGGTCCCGCTACGTCCCCTGGGTGGGCAAGTGGGCCGTCGACCCCCTCCAGTACATCGACCCGTCGAACACGCCCCAACCCACCTACTACACCGTCGTCCCAGGCGACACCGCCAGCCAGATCGCCCAACGCCACGGCCTCACCTGGCTGGCCTTCGCCCGCCTTAACCCCACCGGCCCACGCTCCGGCAACTGGAACCTCATACACCCAGGAGAGAAGTACCGTGTCGCCTGACGAACACCCGCCCGTCTTCCCTACCGCGCCCACGCTCGCCGTCGCCATCGCCAACGGCGACCACCACGCCGCCGCCCTCGTGCTCCTCACCGCCGCAGCCGAGACCATCACCGCGGCGAGGAAGGAGCCCCGCCACGATCAAGCGCAGCAAGCCACCCAAGCGACGGCCAGGCGGCCAGCCCGGGAACACTAACGCCGTCACCCACGGCTTCTACTCCGACTCCTTCTCTAAAGCCGACCAGGCCACCTACAACACCGCCCTCGGCCTCTCACCCACCGACCTCCACGACGAGATCGCCACCCTACGCACCCGCCTCAAGAAGCTCATCGACGCCGAACCCACCGCCTTCGAGCTCCTGACCAAGGGCATGGGCCAGCTCGCCCGCCTCGCCGCCACCCACTACCACCTCTCCGGCTCCGCCCAAGACCAGCTCACCGCCGCCATGCGCAACGTCCTGGAGGACATCGAACGAACGCTCGGAACCGAAGGAGACTGACCATGGACCAGTTCTTCACCGACTGCGAGACCGGCGCCGTCGCCGTCCAGACCGCAGCCCTCGCCGCCGTCGCGATCGGCCTCGCCGCCTTCGCCTTCACCGCCGCCTACATCGTCCGCACGATCAAGGGCTGGCGAACCTGGACCACCGACGACAAGTAACTGTTTCGGATGTTTCGCTTGTTTCGCTCCCTCACCCGTACATAACCATCCGCCCTGTGGGCTGGTCGCTCGCCGCGCCTGGTACGCACTATGCGCATAGTGCGCACCATCCCGCCTGCCTGCCGGTAGGCAGGGACGGGGCGAGGGCGCGGCTCCCTAGACATAAACCCTTTATGTCTCCCAGGCCACTACCCCGCCTGCCGGCCACGTCGGCGGCGTCCGGCTCGGCCCGTTCGCCGGTTGGCGCCACTCCCCACGCAGGCTCCCCCCGCCACCCATTCCGGCTCCGGCCTCGCGTCCGACCGCCTCCGGCGCCGAGCATGGCCGCCCCGCGCTCGCCGCTTCGCGCCCCAGCACACCACCGCCGGCCCGTTAGGGCGGCGGCCCTCGGGCCAGGCACCCCTCGCTCCCCGCCAGCGCCCGCCCCAAACGACCGACACCAACCCTATCCGCACAGACAGCAGTCGTTTCCCCGAAAAGCACCGTCGTTTTACACTGGTGGTAGCGCCTCCGGCGCGACCAAAGGAGGCCTCCGGCACTTCTAAGGTGAACCGCTGCCCGCCGGCGTCGGCTCGGCGTGGGCACGGGGCTTTCTAGCACGGCCTGGCCTCGGCGCAACCCCTTCGGGGTGCTCCGCTTCGCTCCGCCCTCCGGTGCGCCTCCGCCTCTACGGCCGTGCTGCGCCCCTCTTCGGCCCACGCCGGGCCGCCCCCGTCGGGGGGCGGTTCACAGGGCTGGGCTGAAACAGGAGACGTCCGGTGTTAACTGGTTATGAGCGGTTTAGGTGGTGGAGGAAGGGGTGGAGACCGGAGGGTAGGGGGTACATCGTGGTAATTGTGGTAGAGCAAAATTTGTGGGGTGAGTGGCACGTAACCGGCAGGCAGGTGCGGCCGTGCTAGTCGGCTGCTGCGGTAACTGCGTCGGCGGGTGCGTCTGTACCTGCGCCGGCTGCGGCATCCGTCTCGGCTCGCCGGAGTGGTGCCGGTGCGGCCGTTGCTGCGCCTGCTGCCGGGCCTTCAGCTGCAGCAACTCCTGCTGCCAGCGCTTCCGCCGGCCCGCCCCGGTCCGCCACAAAGCCCTCAAACGCCAGCTCACCTTCCTCGAAAAGCTGTGGCCCTGAAAGGAGAACGCCAGATGACCTACGTCAGACGGCCCAACGGGGAGCTGCAGCTCGTTCCCTGCAGCACGTGTATCAAGGAGAGCGCGGCGGCGGCCAACGGCCAGCGTGGTCGGCCCTGGTTTGAGGTCTGCCCCCGCTGCTTCCACCTTCTCACCAACGGCCCAAACTGTCTGATCTGCCGGCTCCAGGCCGCAAGCCGGGCCCTCGCCGGCAGCGACGACGGTCACTACGTCTCGGTCTACGAGAGATAGGAGGCACCATGTCCAGCCCACTCAAAGGCCCCTGCCCCCACTGCGGCGCGGAGATCTACATCCGCGTCACCGTCAGCAAAATCCAGGTCAGTCAGCCCCCGGCCGCAGAGCAGGCCGCGCCGCGCTGGCAGCCGCCCACCCGGCGCGACGGGCCCCCACTCATCGAACCCACCAACGGCAGCCGCCCCGCCTGCGAGGACTGCGGCGCCACCGGCTCTATCCTGGAGCAGGTCGTCAAGAAGCCCGGCAAGAACCAGGGCCGCAGGTTCAGCGCCTACACCTGCCCCAACGAGGGCTGCGAATCCTTCGGCGACATAATCAACGACACGTTCGTCTTCCTCGACAGCCCGAAGAAGGCCGCTCAGGCCTAGACAACCACCGGCCCGCCGGGGGGATCCCCCCCTTTTCCCTCCGGCGGGCCACCAGTAGGTCCGCCTACGGCGGACAGAGAGGAGAACCACCATGGCAGACATCCAACCCATCGGCTCAAGCAGCGTCGAGGTCAGCCGCTACAAGGACGGCACCTACGGCCACGTCATCAAGCTCTACTTCCACGAGGGCGACTCAGACGACAGCATCATCGCCCGTCACAAGCAGATCGACCAGCGGCTCCGCCAGGAATACCACAGCAACGGCAAGGAGCAGGCGGCATGAGCAACTGGAGCCTCTATTGCCCCATCTGTCACAAGCTCGCAAGCCGGAGCTTCTGGCCCCTGCAGGCCTGGTGGTGTCGGAACTGCGACCTGTGGACGCTGATCACCCCATTCACCGGCACCGCCAACGGCTGGTACACACCATAGGAAGGAGCCAACAATGGACACCCTCATCCTCTTCTACCACGACTTCCGCGGCTGCACCGCCGTCTTCTACACCATCCCGATCCTCGCCATCTGCCCGGCCTGCAAAGTCAAGACCACTTCCGCCGACTGGATCTCCTTCGAGGTCCTAACGAAAGGAGCACCAGGATAAGCCGTCACATCGAATCACGCGCCTACACCCCTTGACACCCACACCGCCCCGGCGTACAGTCGGGGCGGTGCGTTCTCCAACGCAGCGAAAGGGGCGGCCCGCCCGGCCGGAGCGGGCCGTCCCCAGCCACCAGGACGCACCAGGAGAGGCACCATGAAGACGCCGACCAGCAGCCCCTTGACACCCCCCCTTATACTGTCCCGCGAGGGCGGTTCGCACTATATATGTTTAGCGCCACCCCCGCCCTTGACCGCCCCAGCCAGGCCTGCGAATACTCCCACCCATGGCCCCAAGCCTGCCGCCCCAGCAACACCGCCTCTTCCAGCAGGTCGTCAGAAGCGCCGGCCTCACCGGCCTGCGATACATCTGCCTAGACTGCCCACGCTCCCACCACTCCCCGCCGTTCCTCCCCTTCGCCCTCCGCATCCACGTCCGCGAGCACCTCGCCAAGCACCCAAGCCACCGCCTCCGTTGGTGGTGCTGGGAGTGCTGCGAGTTTGATTGTTCCCATGCCGAACCCGCCGCCTTCCCAGCCATCGTTCGAGGAAGCGAAGGAGATCGCGACCGACACCCGCCTCCAGCAGCTCCTAGCGTGGTATCCAGGCCAGCAGGACCGCATCCTCGCCGCCTACCGCCGCCGCAACCCCCACCCAGGCTGCACCTGTCCCTGGCACACCCGAAAGCCTGGGCGGTGCTGCATCATCAACCGCGTATCGCCGCCGGCCCACGACGCCCGCCGCCGCCGCACCCCCAGCCGGGCCGGCCAGTATCGGGAGCAGCTGCAGAAGTGACCAGCAAGACGGGTCCCGCCGCAGGAGGGCGGGGCGGCCGCCGCCCCGGCGCAGGCGCGCCCCGGGGCAACCGGAACGCCCTCCGCCATGGCCGCTACGGCGCCGACCGCGACCTCTCCCTCGCCCTCGCCGGCCTCACCGCCGAGCAGCGCCGCGAACTCCTGCCCTACCTCCGCGCCACCAGCGCAACCATCAAACGCCGCCAGGCCTGGATAGCCCCCCGCCAGGAAGCGGCCCACCCCAAGATCGTACCCATCCGGCCCCTACCTTCCGCCACAACAACAACACACGCGGAACAATCAAACCAGGGACCGCTCAGGGAGCTCGCCTTCCGCCTCGCCTCCCACGGCTTTGTCGGCGCCGACGGGTTCGTCCGCGCCCATTCGCCCGCCGCCCAGGTCATCGAGGCCATCAGCGACCACCTGGACTCCCTGGACGACGACACCTACAAGCGGATCAAGAACCCCGGCGGCCTCATACGCGCCGCCGTCCACGAAGAGATCGCAGACAGGGACAACGGCGCCCTCCGCTGTCCCTGGTGCTCCTGGCGCAGCCAGGAGAAGGGAGAACGCACGTCATGAAGAGCTGCACCAACCGCGACTGCTACTCCTGCCACCCGGACGACGACCCGCCCGGGCCGGGCCCCGCCTGGACCTGGCCCTGGTCCCTCGCCCTCCTCCTCCTACTGGCCGTCTGGGCCGCCTGGTTCGTCACCAGCGGCGCCGTCACACCATGAGAAGCATCAACGCCAAGCGCAAGAACCACCGCCGCCAAGTCCTCACCGACGGCCAGGGCGCCACCAAGGCCAAGCCCCAGACCAGCCACCGCCGCACCAGCAGCCGGCACAAGCGCGCCTTCCGGGGCGCGAGAGGAGCGTGAACATGCCCGAGCCGAAGCACTACACCGCCCAGCTCCGCACCGTCAAACACACCACCGACCCCGCCACAGGCGGCCCTAAACCCCTGCAGATCACACTGGCCATCCCCAGCTACGCCGCCGGCCTAGCCATCCTCCGCGACATCGCCGCCGGCCGCATCCCCATCACCCTCCGTATCGAGAACGTCCAGCCACCACTGCCGGAACCTGAGCCATGACCCTCTGTCCCCGCTGCCGCGGCCCGCTGTACGAAGGCCAGGACTACGCCGGCCGCTACCGCTCCTGCCTCAACTGCGGCTTCCTGGAGGCCCTGGACGGCTACGACCCTGACGGCAAGCGCTCGCCGCCCGCCCGAAACCAGCGCGGCTCCAACCGCAAAGGGAAACTCCGGGGGATGACCACCGCCCAGCGCGGGCGCTGGCACACCTAAGTCCTTGAACCGCCAGCCCGTAGCCTTGGACGCGGCTAAAAATTTGACCCCCAGCTCAAATTTTCCCCCGCCCAGAGCGGGTCCGCTCAGAAACGGCGCCGCCGCCAGGGCGCCGGGGCGCACCCCGACCGCACCGCCAGCACCACCGCCCCGGCCACCAGGGCCAGCCCAGCGCCGAGCACAACCGCAGCCAAAAGAAACTCCCACACAGCGCCCGCTATCATAGAGAAGTGATCCGCCTACGTCCATACCAGGCCCAGCCCGCCCGCGCCGTCCTCGCCGACGTCCGAGCGGCCCGTGGCTCCACCTTCACCGTCATGATGTCCCGCCAAGCCGGAAAGAACGAGCTCAGCGCCTGGCTCGAAAAAGTCCTCCTCACCCTCCACATCGCCAGCGGCGGGACCGGCGTCAAGTGCGCGCCCACCTTCCGGCCCCAGCTCCTCACCAGCATCGAACGCCTGCGAAAGCACCTCACCGACGCCGGCTACGGCAAGCGCATCCACGCAGTGGAGGGATTCAAGCTCGGCCTCGGCAAGGCCCTCTGGACGTTCCTCAGCGCCAGCCCCGACACCAACGTCGTAGGCGCCACCGCCAGCATCCTCCTGGAGGCTGACGAGGCTCAGGACATCGCCC